ATCTGATATACTTGAAATTAATGATACAATTACTGAGTTAGCAAACAACTCTAACACACCTGGATCCGCTACTGGAGACAAGGGAGACATCGAATCAATCAACCGTGAATTACGTGTTGCATTGAATCAGGCATCACCTAACTTCCAAGCAAACCAGACAGTTACTGATGCAAACGCTACAAGTATAGCCATTGCTAACGTAGAGTCTGACTATGAGTCAAGACTATACGGAGAGAATACAAAGTGGATCAACGTTGCTGCTAGACCTACAACTTCCGCATGGGTTGCAGAGCGTGGTGGTCATAATGACCTTATGCACATCCTCGTCATAGACGGAGACGGAAAGATCACAGGAACTCCTAATGCAGTTCTTGAGAAGCACCTTAATGTTTCTAAAGCAAACGATGCTAAGTCACCTCAAGGTGATAACATCTACTACAAGGATGTAATCAAGCAATACTCTTCTTACCTATATTGGGGTAGTCATGAGACTGCTAACATCTATGATAAGAACACTGTTGTAAGTGGTGTGCTTGGTATTTCAGGTATCAACAGAGAGTTTGACCTTATTAAGGCATCATCTGCTCTTAACAACTTAGATGATCCAACAGGATTGAATCCTCTAGCAGTGCCTCTACTTGGTACTAAGAACCGTGCAACGATTCGCTACTCACTACAAGGTGGTGTAGATGGATATACGATTCAAAGGCCAGACATACTTGGTGCATACGATCTATTCAATGATGCAGAGACTGTAGACATTGATTACCTACTCATGGGTCCATCTATGAGTGGAATAGATGATACGATTGCTAAAGCACAGCATGTAATTTCTATTGCTGCTGCACGTAAGGATTGTATCGCATACATCTCTCCTTATCGTGGAGATGTAATTGGTCAGACTAAGACATCAACAATAGTACAACGCACAGTTAACTATTATGACCAGTTAAGCAGTACATCATACGCTGTATTTGACAATAACTACAAATACATATATGATAAGTATAGCGATAAGTATCGTTACATTCCTTGTAACGCTGACGTTGCTGGATTAACATTATCCACAACTTTACAACAGGAGCCTTGGTATTCACCTGCTGGCTTTAACAGAGGACAACTTCGTAACGCAATTAAACTTGCTTACTCTCCTCTAAAAGATCACAGAGATTCCTTATATGCTTCACGCATCAACCCAATCGTAGCCTTCCCTGGACAGGGTATAGTCCTCTTCGGAGACAAGACTGCACTGAGTTATGTGTCTGCCTTTGACAGAATTAACGTTAGACGTTTATTCCTAGTCATGGAAGAAGCAATTTCAGAGGCTGCTAAGACCCAACTATTCGAGTTGAATGACGAGTTTACTCGCCAGCAATTTAAGAACATTGTTGAGCCTTACTTACGCAGTGTCCAATCACGACGTGGTATTGTTGACTTCCTCGTAGTCTGCGATGGAACTAACAACCCTGCTGAGTCGATTGACCGTGGTGAATTCTACGCAGAGATATTTGTGAAACCCACAAGATCTATCAACTTCATCACATTGACCTTCACTGCAACTAGAACTGGAGCAAGCTTCAGTGAGCTAGTTTCGTAATTAAGTAAACTCGTGGCACGGCTAAGATAACATCATCGTGCTCAACCTCTAATAGGAGATAATAAAATGTCAGCATTCGACAGCCAGACTTATCCTGGTCAGTCCGAGGGTAAGCAAATAAACGCTCCGATTCTAGACTTTAGAAATAGAATCGGTGACCTTGCCCGTCCTAACCTGTTTCAGGTTGAGATCGGATTTCCACAGATAGTAGACAACGGTACACCTCAGTCAGGTGCTACCCCAGGATCACAAGAACAGAGAGGAGAAGAAAGTGCGGGATCATCTCGTGGTGGATCTGGAGCCTCTTCTAGTTCACTTGCTTCTTTCTTAGTTAAAGCAGCAAACATCCCAGCTTCAACAGTTGGAGTAATCGAAGTACCCTACAGAGGTAGGTCACTTAAGATTGCAGGAGACAGAACCTTTGAGCCATGGACAGTTACCGTCCTTAACGACAAAGGATTCGCACTTCGTTCCAAGTTTGAAGAGTGGTCTACTAAGATTCAGGCATTACACCAGAATCTACAAGCACCTAGAGTTATTGCAGAGTATCAATCTGATGCTCTTATCAGACAATACGACAGACAAGGTGCAGTGGTTAGATCTTACAAGTTTGTAGGAATATGGCCTTCAACAATATCCGCTATTGATCTAGCATGGGATAGCAACGATACTCCAGAAGAGTATACAGTTGAGTTCCAGGTTCAGTACTGGACATACGCAAGTGACGCTAACGCTGGTAACGCAGTTTCCGTCGCCTAAATACTTTATAATGCAAAAGGACAGATAAATGTCACAACTGTTTGGTTATTCAATTGAACGTAAGAAGAAGGGTCTTAAATCAGTAGGCCCTTCTTTTGTTACGAAAGATACGGATGATGCAGCACAACCCATTGTGGCAGGTGGTTACTTTGGTCAATACGTTGACCTCGGTGACGCTGCCAACAAAGCAAGTGATGTGGATCTTATCGGTAGATACCGTGAGATGTCACTGCATCCAGAGGTAGACCAAGCAATTGGAGATATCGTCAATGAAGCCATCGCTGGTGATCTAGATGATCACCCAGTAGATGTAGAGCTCTCAAACCTAAGGGTTTCTGAGCCTGTAAAGAAAAGAATTAGAGAAGAATTTAATAACGTTTTAAGTTTATTAAATTTTGATCAGAAAGCATATGATATCTTCCGTAGGTGGTACATCGACGGAAGACTTTTTTATCATAAGATGATTAATCCTGACAATCCCCAAGAAGGATTGACGGAGTTAAGGTATATTGATCCTAGAAAGATTAAAAAGGTTATCGAATATGATAAACCTAAGGATAGAATATCACCTGCTGATCCAGAAGTTAACACACTAGTACCTAAGAGTGTAGAGTATTTCATTTATTCACCTAAAGGACTACGTGGGTATGAGAATAGAGGATTAAAAATAGCACCTGATGCAGTATGTTTTGTCCACTCTGGGCAATTAGATATGCAGCGTAACTATGTGCTATCACATCTACATAAAGCTATTAAGGCAACTAACCAGTTGAGAATGATTGAAGATTCACTGGTTATTTACCGCATGTCTCGTGCACCAGAGCGTAGAATCTTCTATATAGATGTAGGTAATTTACCTAAGCAGAAAGCAGAGCAGTACCTTAAAGAGGTAATGTCTCGCTATAGAAACAAGTTGGTATATAATGCAGACACAGGAGAAATAAGAGATGACAAGAAGTTCATGTCCATGCTCGAAGACTTCTGGTTACCCAGAAGAGAGGGAGGACGAGGTACTGAGATCTCTACGCTCCCAGGTGGACAAAATCTTGGAGAACTTGAGGACATCAAGTACTTCCAAAAGAAACTCTACCGAGCACTAAACGTACCAGAGTCACGTCTGGAATCTGATAGTTCATTTAACGTAGGTAGGTCCGCTGAGATCACACGTGATGAAGTAAAATTCCAGAAGTTCATCGCAAGACTCCGCAAGAAATTCTCTGACTTATTCAACGATCTTTTAAAGACACAATTGGTACTCAAGGGTGTAGTAACTTTAGAAGAATGGGAAGAATATAAGGAGCATATCCAGTATGATTTCGTTGCTGACAACTACTTCAGTGAGTTGAAAGAGCAAGAGATTATGAATGAGCGTATGGCTCTAGTCGCTCAAATGGATCCTTTTGCTGGTAAATATTTCTCACTTGAATACATGCGTCGTCAGATATTACGTCAGACAGATGAAGAGTTCAATGAGATACAAGAGCAGATGGACACTGAGATCCAAGAGGGTAAACTTGTAGATCCTGTAGAGATGCAGAAGTTAGAAGTTGCTCAAATGGAAATGTCTTTGATGCCTCCTGAGCCAGATCCTGCGGAAGCAGGTATTAGTCCTGCGGACTATAAAAAAGGAGATATCTAAATAGTTTTATATTAATGAATTATTATGCCTACTGAAGTAGCAAGAGATATCGTAAACGCACTGTTTGCGGGTAAGAAAGATCTCTCAGATTATGTTGTCCAAGGTATGAATGCGAAAGCAGTTGATGCCATTGATGCACATAA